TCTTTACGCAGTTTAAATGTTTGTATAGGCTCTAAATAAGCATACTTTGGGTTATGGTTGGCTTTGTATGCTTCAATCATTTTTGGGTCAATCTCATTGCACCCTAATACATCAAAACCTGCTAATTTGTAACCCATAGTTGAACCACCGCCACAAGCAAAGCAACTAAATACTTTGCCTTTATCTTTTGTAAACTTTGCATCTGCTAAAGTCCATTCGTAATTAAATCTATGTTTCATATTATTATTGTTAAAATTAAACCCACCGCACCCCACCTAAAAAAAGAAATTTAAAACCAGACACCTAACAGCAGGTAGGCAAAATGCCGCTATGAGCCTGAGTGCTTTTATTTAAAGTTTGTGGTAAGCGGCACTATCGCCTACCTGCAAAAACGTTAGTCCCAACCTTCGCCTTTCGCGTCGTCGTCTGCGTCGTCCCATTCCTGACAATCGAAGCACACTTTAATTTCTCCTTCGTCGTCGACGTGTTCGTAGGCGGTGTCCCAATCTTCGAGTTGTTGGTCGCGCAATACTTCATCAACTCGTTCTCCGAGTTCTTTGCTTTCGCAGTTTGGACAGAATGTCAATTCACTTTTCATTTTCTTTTTAGTTGTTTTTTAAGTTTGATTTCTTTTTGATGTTCTAAATGCTCGACAAATTTAGTATAAAACTTCATTGGTTTAGCATAACCCATTTCATTAAGTATAAAACAAATGCGTTCAACGTTCGCTGCGTAGTTCTTGTCGCATTCAATCTGCCAACTTACTTGCTTTACTCCGTGCATAACCGTTGCGTGATCCTTGCCGTAATGCTTTCCTATTGATTCGTAGCTTTGAAGATAGCAAGGACGGATAATAAAGAAGATTACTTGACGTGCGGTTACTATCTCACGTCGTCGCGTTGGTGTGTACAATTGCTGCGAAGGTATTCCCAAGACGCTGCACGTTATGTCTTCGAGTGCTGACCAAAACATTTCTCTTTCGTTCTCCAATTCCTGTTGAATCTTGATTTGTTCCGTTGTCAATCGTTCGTATCGTGGCGTAAGCATCAACCAAAGTGTTTCGAAGCGTTCCATGTGACGGAAGGGTATCATGTCAATTAGTTCCTGTCGTATTTGTTCGTTAGTCATTCTCCTCGTTTATTAGTTTGGTTGGTGTGAAGGTGCTGAATACTTCTTCGCGTGAAAGTCCCGTGTGTAAGCAAATGTTGTTGAAGTCTTTGATTCTCATTCGCTCTGGGTGTGTGACGTAAAGTCGTGCCGTTGGATCGCTGATTCTTAAAGCTGCTTTGAACTTCGTCAGCGTCTTGAAGTTAATCTTGACAAGGCGACCGAATGGCGTTGAATAGATTTGCTTGTTCATAATTTGAAAAGTGATTTTACCACGCGTTGAATCAAAGTAAGTTGAGGTTGTTTCGCCTTCATTGTTGGAGCGGTTGGCTTTGGTTTGGGTTGGTTGAAAAGCGTTGCTTGTTTTTTTAGTTCGTTTTTCTTTTGAACTTGACGATCCCAATTTCTTTTGTTGTACTTTTTTCTTTCGGATAAAAACAAGTCGTAACGTTCAGAGCGAATACGTTCAACCGCTTTATACGTTCCGTCTTGTTCTCTCCAATAAATACCAGATGCTTTCAAAGGTGTAGCGTAAGCAATGCAAGTATTCAATTTTGCTAATGCTTCAGCAGGTGCAGAGCCTTCGTTTATTAGTTTACAAAATTCACGAAGTCTGTTAATATCAAATGTTTTTCTTGTTTTCATTTCTTTAATAGTGGTTTAATTAGTTGTGCTTTTTTCTTATTGTCTTTGTCATTTGTTCCTCGCAGTTCTGGATTATATTGTTTAACTAAACGTGCAATGCGTGTTATGTTGTCCGCGCTGACGTACTTGCCGCTTTCGTACATAGCGAAGAAGTTGCTTGTGATGTCTTTGCGTTCGTCGAACTGTTGCTCCCAAACTTTCACGCAAAGTGCGTTGTTGTTGTTGCGGAGAAATTTATACTTCTTCAGTAGTTTCTCAACGCGGTTTTCAAGTGATACTAATTTTTTCATTGTGTTTTGATTTATTAAGTTAAAATTAGAGAGGGTATATTTCAACCCTCTCGTATTATTTAGAATGGCATATCGTCTGTTTCGTCAGTAGAAACTAAACCGCTCTTTTCAAGCATCTCTTTCGCCTTGTTCATTTGATCCGCAGCGCGGTCTAATCGGTTGCTAAATTCAGCAGAAGAACTCACCTTGTTTTGCAACCACTCTGGAAGCATCTTGAAACGAAGGTCGAAGTCTTCGCTGTCGTAGTCTAAAAGAAACGCGCTGTTCACCAACGGTGGACAAGTCATTCCTTTAACAAGCGGCGACGCTCCTTTGATGTCTGCGTAGGTTCTGCCTGTGTTCGCTGTGCGGTGCATTACGTTAACCATTCCTTCCTTTCCAAGAAGCGTAGCGATGTCGAATTTCGAAGCTTCTGCGTCGCTGAATGCTTTGCCAAGCCAACCCTGAACGAATGCGCGTAAACCGCTCTTTTCGTGCATTGATAGTGTGAAGTCACGACCGATTGAGAACGGCTGTTCACCTTTACCGAAGTCTGCGGTTTCAAGTGGTAGTTCGAACACTAAGCGAACTTTGTTCACTAGCTTTTCTTCACCTTGATAGGTGTCGAGAATAGTCCCGATGTGAATGATTTGGTAGCAACGTGCTACATGTGTTCCCGCAGGGACTGTTTGTCCGCCGCCGCCGTTGTTGTTTTGTTGTGCAATGATGCTCATGTTGTTGTTGTTTATTTTGTTGTTATTAAATTGATTTAGATATTGTTCGAACTTTATAGCGAGTTCTTCGTCGCTTTGGATATGTCGCAACTGGCTATCGTGAATGTCGGATTGTTCGTTTATCCGTTTGAAGTAACCCATTGTTAAACCTTGTCGTCAAAGATATTCACGTCAAAGCTGAAACTGATTCCGTCCTTTTCAAGTGTGACGTATTCAAGGTCGTAGTTGGGTTCGTCGCTGCGGAAGAAACGACCGCGCAAATGGATCGTGAACATATTGTCTTGTTCGTCGACAAAGACCAAGTGTTCCTTTTCTGCGACGTCGAACCAACCTGTTTCTTCTTCGTGGTAGTTGAGCGCAATTGATTTGATTCGTTCGTTTAAGGTGCGTATGTCGTCACCAATAAAACAATAAGAAATTTTTGGACAGTACATATTTTTGATTTTAGTTGTTGCAAATGTATTCAATTAAGTTGTCGTTCCAACGCGCTTCCGAAAGTTTATGACATTTTTCAATGTTCTCGCTTATCTCGTTGTGCGTTAGGTTGTATGCTGACGCTGACGAATAAACGCAAACAAAGTTAGATTTCTTTTGGTGGTTCTGGTAGTTCCTTCCAAACCGCTGAATCAAGTTTGTTGAATACTCGTTCAAGTTCTTCAATTCGCGCTTGATAATAATCATGCCTATCCAATGTTCCAATTCCCTTATCGCCATAATAATTTTGGGCAATAATGATTGCATTTTTAATTTCGTGAATGTCGCTTTCAAAAAGAAGCGGAGTTGCGTAATAGTGTTTTTCATTGTTCATTTTGTTTTTGTTATTTGATGTTTTAGATTTCTTTTGATAGGATGACTTCTTCGCGTGGAATGGCTGTCTTGATGCGGTCGTATGCGCGCACCGCTTCGTCGTAGTCGTTGTATGACATGTGAAATTCTCCGTTGACTACGATCTTGTAGTACATATCGGTCAGCGTTGTCTTTTGAATTAGTTCTACTTTCATTTGTTTGTTGTGTTTAATTGGTTTCTAAATTGCTGAGCTTCTTTCTTTGAATAGAACGCTTTGATTACTTCACTTCCAATCATAACAGTATAAGTTGGAAACGTGTATTGGTTTTTTGTTTTGATTCGAGCGTTCATTTTGTTGTGTGGTTTGGGGTTTGTTCTAATTGTCTTGTTTGTTCGTCAATCGTTCCTGCGATTAACATTGCTCCGAAAAGAAGCGCGATGTAGAGTAAGTATTTTTTCATTTGATTATTTGGTTTTATTTATAAGTTTCGTTGTAGTAATTTTCGTCCTTTGATTCTCCAGCTAAATAAGCATCTTCAAGTTGCTCTTTTTCTATTTGTTTAGCTTGATTAAAAAAATCAACTTGCTCTTTAACCATAAAACTTGGATCAAATAATTTTTCCATTAAAAATTCAACGGCAGTTTGTTTTTTCATTTGATTTTAGTTGTTATGCTTCAATGAATACACAAGTATAATCACACTCTAAGTCATAAACTGATTCTACTTGAGCGTTAGCTGAAAGGAAATAGTTTGCAATTCTATTCATTGCTCTTTCGTTCTTTCCTTCAAAGTGAAATGTGAAAGACTTTTCACCTCTGATTGTAAAGTCAACTGCGATTCCTGCTACTTGTGAAATTACTTGTTTTACTGTGTTTGTTTTCGTTGTGTTCATTTTGTTTATCTTTGGTTTGTTTCTTAATTGTTTGACAAATATATGCTAAACTTTTGAGATAGCAAGAAAAAAATGAAAATAAATTGAAAATAATTTATAACTAATTGAAAATGAACGTCAAGACATATAAAAAAAGTTACAAAAAAAGTGTTGTCAAGCGTAAAATTGCACCCGAAAGCGAAGCGAACCAACAAGAAATTGTAATTAAGTACCTACGTTTAGCATATCCGCACGCTCTTTATTGCGCTTCCGCAGGGGGTATGCGAACAAGTTACTTGCAAGCGATCAAGATGAAGCGCACCGGTTACGTCAAAGGCTTTCCTGACCTATTCATCTACGAACCAAACGCAGACTATCACGGTCTTGCGATTGAAATGAAGAAAGAGAAAGGGGGTGTTGCGTCGCCTGAACAAAAGTCATGGCAGGAACAATTAAGAAACAGAGGTTATAGTTCTTATATTTGTAAAGGTAGCGAAGACGCAATAAAAGTTATTGATGAATACTTCAACAGTTGACACTTGACCATTACATAGACGGACACTATAAGCATTTCAAAGAACTTGCTTACAGCATCGCGCGTAAAGAACCATTCTTCGAGGATCTTCTGCACGATTCTTTGCTTTCTATGTTCGGTTCAAAACACATCGAGAATCTAATTGACACGGGCGACTTCGAGTTCTACTTAATTCGTGTTATGTATTTGTCGGTCAATAGTCCAACGAGTCCTTTCTACAAACAGACTATCGCGTGGAACAGAAACCGCCGCGACTTCAAAGACTACGCGCACGAAGTTGATAAGACATGGCTCGGCGCACGAATGACCAACGAACAACTGGACATTCTGATAAGTCGATTGAGCGAATTTGAACGTCTTATCTTTCAAGAATACATACTTGAAGATTTCACCTATCGTGAACTATCCAAACAAACAGGAATACCTACCCCCTTCCTTTACCGAACCATTGATAATATCAAACAAAAAATAAGAGCAAATGTTATTCGCAAAACACAATGAGTACAAAAGACGTCTTGACATTTGTCGAGCGTGTAAATTCTTCGAACCTTCAACGCAGTCATGCGGAACTTTAATAGTAGGTGACGAAGTAGAAACCACCGAAGTCCTATTCCGTCGCAAGACGATTAAGTTGTGCGGGTGCGTCATGCCAGTTAAAGCAAAACTCGCCTTCGCTTCTTGCCCCGCGTCAAAATGGGACGGTGTTCTTTCAGTTGAGGAACAAATAGAGTTCAAACGATTCTTGCTTGATATGAAGGCGCAAGGACGTTTGGAACAAAATGATATGTTGAAGTTCTATTCGTTCAAAGACAAAGCTACAGGAGCGTTCAACGAGCGTTCTACATGTCCACCTTGCGTGAAGAAAGACATCAATAGCTTTCTTGAATCAATGAAGGATGTTGATGTGAGCATTGATTAAAGATGCAAGTGAAAGTCTTGTAAACTCGATACGTCCCCTCTCAGGTTGTTATTGACGTCGTGCCAACGCATACCACTCAAAAAGAAATCTATTGTCTTATTCGGCGTGAAAACGCGAAAGTGACCATGTTGGAAGTGATGCCAAGTAATAACATTGTTTGTCTTGTAGTTAGTAAGCAATTGAATGAACATTTCTTGCTTTGCTTTCTTGTTTATTTTACTCATATATTTTAATTAGTGGACATAGAAAGGTTTATGGGTGAAAAGACATTAAACTCGCATTTATGCCTTATCAGTATTCCTTTTAACTACTACTTAATAGTGTTTAGTAGTTACTCATAATTCAGAAGATCCTGCATGGGTTACAGGCAATCAGTTAACTATGTCAAGTTTCACCCCCATGTCGCACCTCTGCGTTGCATGGATTATTTATAACTGTTGTTACTGGTTAATTGTATAATCTCAAAAATGATACTCAATGTCATTTCCTACCACTACAAATAACCTTCCTTCTAATTATCACGTTCATTCACCAACTTCACACATCGTTGGTATGGGTTGAATGTGGACAAGACCATTCCTCACTTATCTAAAAAGAAGTTGCCCCGCACACCGTACTCGTTAACTTAATAACAGCACAATGCTTGGGGCAATGCTTTGAGATTAACGAGTATTCAAATATAAAAAACAATCATCTTGTTTCAAGAAATAGATTTCAACAACTATTGAATGTTAATAATTCATTTCGTATCTTTAGCATATGCTTACAATAACTAACGAGGACAACATGGACTTAATGTCAAGGTATCCAGATAAACACTTCGACCTTGCAATAGTTGATCCACCTTATGGAATTGGTGAAGACGGAGCAAAGAACCACTCACGAGGTTCAAATGCTAAAGCTACAATGTACACTGCTAAAAAATGGGATAGTTTACCTGCTTCAAAAGATTATTTTAATGAACTTATTCGTGTTTCAAAAAATCAAATTATTTGGGGTGCTAATCATTTTATAGAAAACATACCAAACGCAAATAGTAGCGGTTGGATTGTATGGGACAAAATGGATAGTGAAAATGATTTTTCTTCATGTGAACTAGCTTATACCTCTTTCAAAAAAGGATTGAAAAAATTTAAGTTTTTGTGGTCTGGATATTGGCAGGGAGATATGAAAAACAAAGAACACCGAATACACCCAACACAAAAACCTGCTGCGCTTTACAAATGGCTTTTAGAAAATTATGCGAAGGAAGGCGATAAGATACTCGACACTCATTTAGGTAGTGGCTCAATAGCGATAGCGTGCCATGATTACAACTTTGACTTAACAGCCTGTGAGTTAGACAAAGAATATTTTGAGAAAGCTATGCAACGAATAAACAACCACACCGCACAAATAAAAATGTTTCAATGATAATCATACCCGCGCAACTTGAAGCCGTTACTACGCGAAAGGACAAAACGTTAAAGTTGACCTTTGGAACGAATGAACTTACACCTAATCAAGCGAGTGAACTATTTACAATAGCAAATCAGTTCGGTTATCTCGCTTTCAAAGACGAGGACTTTAAGCGTGAAGAACTGGAAGTGGTAGAAAGTCTAAAGAGTGAGTTAGAAGATACGCTCAAGAAGCCGTCACAACGATTGAGGGGTGTTATGTTTATTTGTTTCAAACAAGACAACGAAGGGTTCAACACATTCTCTAAATACTACGATAGTAAAATGGAACAAGTTATCAACCATTTCAAAGGTAAACTGACATAGTTTTTATATTTACATTTTAGCACAATAAATTATTGTCAGATATGGAAAGAGACGAACACGGACGATTGAAGAAAGGGCACGGTGGTTTGAAGCCTAAAGGCGCACTAAGTAAGAAGACCGAAATGTGGAATCAGTTAGGCGACTATGTGGTGACGCAAGGAGCGGAACGTGCAATGAGTGTTCTTCATTCAATGGACGACGAAGATTACCTTCACCACTACCTTGCAATGCTTGAATACTTCAAACCTAAACAAGCGCGAACGGTTCACGCAGGCGACAGCGACGCTCCAGTACAAATAATAATCAATGACAAGTTATGAGCACGGCAACATTGACATTTGACCTTTCCGATTCAGACGATCGTATGGAGTTCAACCGCGCAACGAAGGCTCTCGATATGGCGATGGCGTTGTGGGAACTCGACATGAACGGTTACCGCAAGTTCACTAAGTACAACGAACGACAAGAAGGCGCGTATCAGGAAGGCATCGAAGAAGTATTTAAATACATTCGTGAACTACTTGACGAACATCAAATTAACGTCGAAGATTTAATCGTATAACAAATGAGTGAAAACAAATTAAACTTTCTCAAATCACAGATAAGCGTGTTCAATCCAGACTGGACGAAAGAACAAGTTGAAATGGAAGCAATCAGAATATACAACGAAGCAAACACAATCGACGACGACGACGAAGGTTGTCTATATTGCGGATCTTAAACAAAATAATATGAGCATCAAAGTAAGTATACCTGCTGACTACGCAAGCATCAGCGTCAAGCAATACGTTGACTACCACGCGGCGAAGAACGACATCGACAAGTTGGTTTCAATCAGTAACCTACTGAAAGAACAAGCGGAGCAGATTCCCTTCCAACATTTGCCGACACTACTCGGCGCGTTTGAAGATACACTCGCTAACGAGAGCGCGAAGTTCTTCGAGACAATCACAATCAAAGACAAAGACTTCGGGTTTATTCCTGACCTCTACTCAATCAGTATGGGTGAGTACGCGGACATTTCAACGTGGGCTGCCGACGTTGCTGCGAACATGGTAAAGATAATGGGAACGCTTTACCGACCTATTGACAAGCGAGTTGGTCAGAAGTACACGATTGTTCCACACAACAAGGCATCACGCGAGCAGGTTCAAGACTACGTTGAACAAATGACACTCGAACAATTCAACGGTGCGCTGCTTTTTTTTTCGACTTTGCTCAACGAACTAAGCAACACTTCGCTCGATTATTTGGAGAACGAGGTTCAGAAGTTGACGAAGGAGATGCAGGAATTGACGACCGCGAAGGACTAAACCAAGTACTCGGTCGCTATGGTTGGTATCACTTATTTATGGAAGCGTGCGGGCGCGACATAACTAAATTGGACGCAATTACGGAAAAAAGTGCCTGGGAGATATTTACATATATGACTTACCTAATAGACTACAATTATGTCGAACGTACAAAGCTACAACGCGCTTATAGATAGGTTCAAAGCATTTGCTTCTGGACACTTTATTCTCAAGACCTTTTCACACGGTCAGATTGACACGGCTGACCTTGAGAAGTTTACCGAATATCCATTCATGCACGTTGTTCCGTCTAACGTTACTTACGCGAAAGGAACAAAGACATTCTCTTTTCAGATTGTCCTTGCGGATCTTCCGAGAGATAAAGACGACAAGGTTGAGTTTCAAAAGGAAGTCCTTTCAGACCTTCAAAGAATTGCAGAAGATTTAGTTGCCGAGATTACGAACCACCGAATGTTATTTGGTGACTTAATCACGGTGCAAAATGTAAGTCTTGAACCCTTCCTTGAAGAATTCCACAACACGCTAACGGGTTGGACGGTTAGTTTAGAGTTACTCGTTCCCTACTATTGGGATGCTTGCAGCATACCCGCCGAATGGAACGATATGTTCGAAAGTTCAACAGGTGGTACAGGTTCAATCTTGACCTTCATTGATTCAATAGTACGCGACGGAAACGGCAACGTGTCGTTAGTGAATGACGAAGCAGAACCTTCGCCGAATTATTACTACGGAACGGACGACGAAGGTGTGCGCGGTTGGTATTTGACAACGGACAACATCGGTTTGACGTGTGAAACGATTGGAGATTGTCAAACGATTATTGACATTGAAGCAGCCATTGACGCACTCGAAGAAGAAATACTTTTGAAGGCTGACATAACGAGCATAAGCGCGGTTGGTTTCAGCAACAACTACAACGATTTAGACAACCTTCCAACTATTCCAGCAGCGCAAGTTAATTCAGATTGGAATGCAGTTAGCGGAGTAGCTGAGATATTAAACAAGCCAACAATACCTACATCACTTCCTCCAAGTGGCGCAGCGGGTGGAGACCTTACAGGCACTTATCCAAACCCAACGGTACATCGCGTTCATGGAGTAGATTTCCAAAGCGGTGCGCCTGCGGTTGACGATACTTGGGTTTATGTTTCTACTCCATTAGGCCCGCAGCCATTTCAATGGCAGCACAGCAAGCTCAAGACATCGCAAGTACAAAACGATTCAACTGTAACAGGCACGAACGCAGATGATGCACTTGAACATTTAGATAGCAGTAAACAAGCGACTCTTGTTAGCGGAACAAATATTAAGACTGTCAATAGCAATTCGCTTTTAGGTAGCGGTAATTTATCTGTTGGAACATTCAACCTTCCTACCTTAACAAGCGGAAGCGTTCTATTTAGCAATGGAACAACGATAGCGCAGGACAACGCTAACTTATTTTTTGACGATACCAACAATAGGTTAGGGATTGGTACGGCTACGCCTTCTTTTAAATTAGAAGTAAGTGGAACTGCTTTTGCAAATTCATTAACAACAAGCGGTGGTATATTCTTAAACAGAAATGGAGATGAATCATTTATCCAATTTCAAAGAGATAATGCTGTAACATCTCAATTAAGAGCAATTACGGGCGGTTTTAGAATTTGTGGTATAGCAGCAGCAACTGAATGGGCAAGATTTCATAGCACAGGAAACTTCGGCATCGGCACAACAACAGACGCAGGGTACAAGTTAGATGTGAATGGAACGGCGAGGGTGACGGGAACAGGAAGCACCTCTGCAACCACCTCACTTACTGTACGCAATAGCGTAGGAACAGCAATGTTAACTGTTAAAGATGGCGGTAGCGATAAAGTAGTTACAATGGCTTCTGCTGTAATTGCTTCAATAGATATTTCTTCTACAATCATTCAAGTGGGTAGTGGTAATTCAATTCGATTTAATGCACCTAACGGATGCGCTTTTAACACTTCTTATCTTACTCCTCACGCATCTGCGCAAGTAGACGTAGCTTCTACCACAAAAGGCTTCCTACCTCCTCGCATGACTAACGCACAAAAGTTAGCCATTGCAACACCAGCAGCAGGATTAGTAGTTTATGATACAACACTAAATAAGCTTTGCGTTTATACAACAGCGTGGGAAACAATAACATCACTTTAATAATTTATTACAATGGCTAAAATTCAACCAATCGTCTTTCCTCTTAACGCAGGAACGGCTACAGAGATGACAGTTCTAATCTTGAACTTTGAAACAAGTGCAACAACTTGCACTACTTACTACGAATTAAAGACCGACGAAGGCGCAGTTCTAACGAATGGTAACTACACTTTGACCGAAGAAGAGTTCGCAGCGTGGGGATTCGATAACGAGTACGTTGCAGAATGCGTAGCAAACGCAATAGGCGTAACAATTATAACTTTCTAATATGAACTTAACAGAGGAACATTTAAAGCAGTTAGACGCTTTCATTCAAGAAATGCCAGTTAAATTTGGCTTGCCATTGATCCAATTCTTCAACAAGATTAAAGAAGAAAGCGAAGAAACAAATGGCTAACGAACAAAGCGCACCCAACTTCTTCGCTGTTGTGAACGACATGGCAAAACGCTTTGTCGAATTGATGGCTTCCGACTATCGCATGAAGCGAAAGGTAGGACGCAATTACACGAACGCGGTTGCAAGTGGAACACTCGAAAAGTCGCTCGCTTATCGGTTACAAATCAAAGGTCAATCGATAAACATTTCAGTCTTTGCAAAAGGCAAAGCGTCGCAGTATTTTTTAGCGCGTGAGAATGGACGCAGAGCAGGAGCAACACCGCCACCCGTGAGCGCAATTCTTGACTGGATGCGATTAAAACCTATTAAGTTACGCGACAAAGAAAGCGGCAAATTTAAGAAGTCAACGGAAGCGTTGAAGCGACAAGTGGCTTTCTTAATCGCTCGCAAGATAGGGCGCGACGGAATCAAAGGATGGAAAGCATTCGACTACGCTATGGAGAACATTTGGGACGAATACGAGGCGAAAGTTGTGGCTGCATTTGGCAAAGATTTCGGAGCGAGTTTAGATGGATTAAACGACATATAAAAATAATATAATGGCAATTACAATAGAAGAACAACCGTACGAATACACACCCATCGGACAACGATTGATGTTAGTCGCGTCGAGCGACAACGTAGCGAATACAGGTTTTCGCTTCGTGTTCGACTTCGGTGCGTTTCAAGTCAACGTGCAACCTAACGCACAAAACAAAGGAATACTTGACCTCGCACCGATATTTCGTGAACAACTGCAACACGACGCTTCTTTATTATCCGTGGAAGCAGATAAGGAGAGCACCAGCGTCGCGTTTATTTCTTGCACCATAAAAGAAGGTTGGCTTGTTGACGGAGTATTCACAGTTAGCGGGAGCGGAATGGCTGATATTGACGACGTGTACGCCTTCCTCGCAGAGTATCAAATAAGCGACGGTTACAAACCAGATCCAAACACACGCTACGCGTTAGACGGCATCACGAAATACGCAATGAGTGAAAGAACGAAGGACACGCACAAATGGAGTGAAGCGGCAGCGCGTGGATTGTCCGCAGACTACGTCTACATACCTACTCGCGTAGCTGACTATGGTCTTTTGTACGCGCCTTCGGAAACAGCATTGCTTGCTGATAACGATTTTGACACAGTAGTTTTTTCTTCGTACGATAACGACGACGTTTTGATTGACACACAGTTCTTGGCGTTGGCAGGCGACACCTCAATCGTTAATGTAATTGGTAGCTACTACGCCAACGTTCAAGCAAACGCAAGTATTGATTTGACAAACGCTAAATACTACACTATTCAATTTGGAAAAGAAATTGCGTTCCCCGTTTACACGCCTGCTTCACGCGTGTATTGTTTTTACATTGTCGCTGACGATTGTAGGTTTGACAACGTGCGTTTGGGTTGGTCGAATACTGTTGGCGGTGTGGATTACTTCAACTTCACGAAGAAGTCGGAATTGTCTTTCAACTACGATCGTAAGCAATACCAAAAAGTTGTTGGAACATACAACGAAGCAACGTTTGGTTTCAACACCTACGACAGAGGCACAACGGAACGCTACGTCACCACAACAAAAGGACTGCAAATAAATAGCGACTGGGTTTCGGTTGGTGAATTTCAATTACTTCAAACGCTTTGCCGTTCCAACGACGTGTTTATAATTAACGACGACGCGTCGCTTACACCAGTTCTTATCGACACTCAGAACTTTGTTATCAAAGACGAAAGATATTCTAAACTTTACAATGTTACTTTGAATCTTAAATACTCACAACCCGTTGGCTTATGATGAATCAAGTAATACTCACGCTAACGGATTACGACGGCAACAGCGCGCAAATAGACCTTTACGAGAATGAGAAGATGCACCTCAACTACAAGTTCACCGACCTCACAAATTTTAGTTCTGTCGGCAACTACTCGCAGGAGTTTCGCATACCAGCGAGCGCAACGAACGTAGACTTCTTCGGTGCTATCTTCAACGTTAACTTCAACGGTTGGTTTGACTTTCGAAAGAAGGTTGAAGCGACGCTAACGGTTAACACGATACCCATTGCAAGCGGTCATATTCAGGTCAAAAAGTTGTACTGGCAAAAAGGAAAGTTGTTCGAATTTGAGGTTGTGTTCTTTGGTGAAGTACCTAACCTTTCAAGGTTGTTAAATGAAAAGAAATTACGCGACATTGAAACCATTGTCGCAGGTGATTTAGATTACGACTTGCTTCACGCTAACGTGGAAACACCGCCCAACGAACACACGATTTTAACGCTGTGCGACAAATGGAATTTAACAGCAAACAATCCAGAAGGTCAACCTATCTATTGGCAAGATGAAGAATGGTACGAACCTTCGCAACCTCTTTACGTTGGTCACTTAACACCTTCGGTTAAGGCTTACTACTTGTTCGAACAAATAATGAAAGACGCAGATGTGCAATGGACAAGCGCAAGTTTATTTGATATGCTTGACAATATCTACGTTCCATTTGTCAATGGTCAGTATTTGAATAGTTCTTTGGGGTTGAATGATAACGCTGCAAATTTAGCCGTAGCATCTGACGTTAACGGCTTAACATTCGGTCCTTCAAACAACATTTATAATTTATACAGCGCACTAACCGAATACGAAGACGCAGGTGCAAATTGGAGCGGTGGTGTTTTTACTGTTCCATATTCCGCGCAATACTCGTTTAACATTGCGGCAAATGGACGCGTAAATACTTTGAACGGTGAAGACTTTGGAACTTATCCAGTTCGAGTTGTTGTTTACGTTAACGATGTTTATACATATCAATACGAACTACTTCAATCAAGTTATTTATTTTATATAAATACAACCCAAACATACTCTTTCAATGGAGGTGACACGGTTAAATTTAAGTTGCAAATTTTACCACAAGATTCAACTGCACCTTCATTTACTTGGGACGTTGATTTATTTGGAAATGGTGGCGTAAATCAATTCGGAACAGGCGTTGAATTAGTAAGCGTTGGAACATCGTTGACAGGCGACACGGTTCTTATGCGGTTCAACGCTCCAGACATGAAGCAAATCGACTTCATAACGTCGATACAAAAAATGTTCAACCTTGCCTTCGTTCCCGACCGCACACTTCCCAACACTTTGAGAATTGAACCGTTAGTTGACTACATTGGAAGCGGAAATACTTTGGACTGGACGGAGAAACTCGACCTTTCAAAAGACATCACATACTATCCAACAACCGACCTTCAAAAAGCGAAGTTCACATTCACATACACCGAAGACAGCGATTATTACAACACCGTCTACAAAGACAACGGACGCATCTTCGGAACATACGAAGTAACGGAGAACGACTTCGAAGTAATTAACGAGTTTGCAACTGGCGAAGAAAAGGTTCAACTTGCTTTCGCACCAACACCTTCACGCGCAGTTGAAAATACGGACGTTGTAGTTCCTCGTTTCATCAATGGAGAAGGACAATTTGTGCAACCTAAACCACGCATTCTTTATTACTTCGCTGACTTCTTTGTCAATATGTACGACGAGGTTTCTACTGACGTAATTCAAACGGCGGTGAAGTGTTTGAACAATTATTCAACGATGAACGCAACTGTTTCGGATAGCGACCTCAACTTCGCGCCCGAAGTACCGCTTCACACGATCATTGCGAACCCATATAACAACCTTTACAACCGTTGGTGGCGTAACTACTATCGAGAACTTTACGACGGACAGGCGCGCATCTTAGAAGGAATGTTTGCGCTAACGCTAAACGACATATTCACGTTTCAATGGTCAGATAAAATATGGATAGTCGATTCTTGGTGGCGCGTTTTGGACATCGAAGGTTACGTTGTTGGCGAACAAGGCATGACGAAGGTAAAACTCATTCGTATTCTTGACATAGAGAACGACTGCGACCTTATTCCTGTTACAGCCAACCTCGACCAAACAATAAATTGGGAAACACCGAACGGAGATCCTGCGAGCGTGACCGAAGATTGTTGTCGTCGTTTTGGCTACTATTGGAACTCAACAAAGAACAATTGTTTCTCAGTACCAAACATCGGCACACGTTCGTTCATTACGGCACAAGCACCAACGTTAGCACCGACACGATTCGGTGCGCCCGTGAGCTTCAACGCGTCCATCTCACAACCCGTTCGAAGCATAACGACGGACTATGTTGTAACGAATTTTGACCGCGTGTTATTTGCAGACACAACGAGCAACAACATAACAATCTATTTGCCTTCCGCAACGACGACGGCAGGACGTGAGTTTATCATTCAACGCGTTGTCGCAGGCGCAAACGTATTAACGATACAAGCATACACAGGTGAAACGGTTGAAGGAAGCGGAAGCGTGACGTTGAGCGCAGCAGGTGACACAATAACAATAATAAGTAATGGAACAGACTTCAAAGGAACAGCTACAAAATAAAGCGTACTCAATGGTTGCTTGTTTAGAGTTCATTAAGTTGAACATCAAGACAAACGGAGAGAGTGGCGCAATGGCTAACGGAAAGCGTAAGCTACAAATGTGGAAGCATTACGCGTGGAAAGTGACGCGTATTTCGTTAAACGCGGCGTTTTGGATATTTATTCTATATAAACTACTCTCATAATGGCGAACAATATAGATTTTAACGTTAGCACCAACGCGGTAACTGTCCTCAATCAGACGGCAGGCGCAGCAGAAAACACAGCAAAAGGATTTACTTCCGCAAAAGCTGAATTGCGTGCGTTGAATAATCAGTTGCTTGAAATGGATCAAACGAGCGACGCGTTTAAAAAAGCGTCTGCGCGTGCTGCCGAGTTGAAGGATAACATTTCCGACTTGGGTGCAGAGATTAACGCCAACGCAGGTAACGCTTTCGAGGGTCTTTCGAATAACGTTGGTTTGTTTAGTTCCCGTCTTATGGACTTGGACTTGAAAGGAGCAGGGCAAGCGTTGAGCGGAATGGGTGCTGCCGTTGGTAAGATTGATTTTAAAACTGTTAAAGAAGAAGTAGGTGGTTTAATAAAAGGACTTGCAAATTTAGGAAAGGCGATTTTAGCAAATCCTATTTTGTTACTTGGTGCTATCATTGCTGGAATTATTGTTAATTGGAAAGAATTTGCAGCATTATTCAAAGGCGAAACAGCTGTATTAAATTCTCTTAAAAAAGAATTAGGTGCATTAGAAGCGCAAAACGCAGCAATAAAAAATAAAATCACATACGCTAAAATGTATGGAGATTCACTATATAGTCAATATGTTCTTTCTCAACAATTATTGCAAAATGAAATAAAACAAGAACAAACTAAAAAACGTATAGCTGAAATTCAAGATGAATCAGAAGCATCTGAAGAAGCAAGAAAGAAAATTATTGAACTTCAAAATAAAGCGTTATTAGAACAAAATCAACATATAACAGATTATTATAATGTTATTGATAAAGCAAATTTAGTTGGAAATGATGCAGCTAAAATTGAAAATGAAAAAAGAAAAGCAACTGAAGAATACAATAGTGCATTAGAAGAAACAAGAGCGAAACTTATTCAATTAAGAAGCGACCGTAAACTTTCTTTAAGTGGTGTTGGAAATGCTTTTGATATTCAAGTTTATGAAGATAATGAAAGAAAATTATTAGATGCTATTGATAAAACAAATAAAACAATAGATAAAAGAGAATCAGACGCAAGAAAGGAAAGAAAACAAAAAGAAATTGATGATTACAATAAATCACAAGAAGAAATAGACGCTATTTTTCAAAAGTGGGACGAGGAAAGAATTGCAGAGGAACAAAAATCAGCTCAATTAAAATACGACTTACAACAAAAAGAGTTAGCAAGAGCTGAAGAACAATTTCAACAACTTCAAAGACTTCAGTCCACAGCAAAAGAAAATGAAATAAACGATGCTGTTTTAGCTTCTGAGAAACTTCAAGAATTAGCTGTTGGAAATCTTGACTTAGAAACTGCAACGCAAGAAGAATTGAAAGCAAAGATTGCTGAAATAAACAAAAAATATGCAGACGAAGAACAAGCCCTAAGGGATAAAAAGACAGATGATATAAAAAAGAAAGATGCTGACGAAAGAAAGTTAGCACTTGATACCGCCAATGCAAGACTTGAAATAGCACAACAAGGATTCACCGCTTTATCCGCATTAGGCGACGCGTATTTTTCAAGTCAACTGGCTAACGTGCAAGCAGGAAGCAAAGCAGAACTCGACCTTAAAAAGAAGCAGTTCGCCTTCAACAAGAAGATGCAGATAGGTGGTGCGATTATGGACACCGCGAAGGCTATCACGGCAGCCATTGCAGCCAATCCCTTCCCTTCGCCAACGCTTCCTGTGTCTATCGCTCTTGCATCTATCACAGGCGCAGCGCAGATAGCAAAGATTGCTTCAACAAAATTCGATGGCGGTGGCGGTGGTGGTGGTGGTGGTGTGAACATACCAACGGGCGGTGACGGAACAACCGCTCCTTCACCTGCAAACTACGACTTCATCAGTCAACAACCCAACCAACAACCACCGCTTCAGGCATACGTCGTTGGAACGCAAGTGTCGAGCAATTTAGAGGCACAACAACTTATTCAAAATCAATCTCGCTTAGGCGGTTAAAAAATAAACACATGAACAAAAAAATTAAAGTTATTGAATACGGAATCGACGACGCAGGTTTGTTGGGCGTGTTCGCAATTAGTGTAGTGGAACAACCTGCAATAGGTGTGGACTTCGTTGCGTTAAGCGAACAACACACGGTAAAGTTCAAAGAAGATTTTAGAGGTCTTTTATACGGAGCGCTATTGATTCCCGACCAACTCATTTACAGACGCAACGACAAGACCGAAGAGGAATACTACGTTAAGTATTCGAAAGACACCATTCGCGCTATCGCTTACAACTACTTAAAGCAAAACATGACCAACAACGCAACAGTTGAACACGCGAAAGTTGTCGACGGTGTTTCGCTTGTTGAAACGTGGATCATCGAAGGCGAGAACGACAAGTCTAAGAACTTCGGCTTCGACCTTCCAGAAGGCACTTGGTTCGGTTGCATGAAAGTTGAGAACGAAGAAGTAAAAAAACAGATTCAAAACAAAGAAGTCTTGGGTTTTTCTATTGAAGGAAATTTTGAAGTTGAAAAAGAAATGTATTTAAGCGCACACGAAGAATTTGCTTCCATACTTGCCGAGATAGAACAACTACTCAAAGGCGAGTAAATGAACATCGAAGCAGGGGGGTTCTTAAAGGTTGAGTTATTCAACGACGACGCAACCTTGTTTCTAAATGCGCTGACGAAGATAACGAACGAGGGCGGTAAAATGGGTTTTAAGACGTATGGGTTGAACGAAGAAGAAGTAAAGGTACTCAATACCATACTTGATAATTTAGGATAAAAAAAACGGGGGTAACTACTCCCCCGTTCAAACCTAAAATCAAAAAGTAATCAATGAAAAATCGAATTACGAAACAAATCTACGCGTTTTTCTATTTAGGTACTAAACATTTAATAAACACTTATATGAACTTACGAGAAAAAGTAAACGCTCTTTTCGCAAAACACAATGTAAGCCTATCTGCTGAAGAAGTAGTTGAGGTGAAGCAAATGGTTGAAGCGATCTTAGAGGACGGAACAAGCATCTACTCTGATAGCGACACATGGGCTCCAGGTGTTCGTGTATTGTCGAAGGACGCAGACGGCAATGAAGTCGTTGTTGCAGACGGAGAATACACAACAGCCGAAGGCGTTATTGTTGTAGTTGCTGACGGTCTTTTGGTTGAATTGAAGCCAATGGTTGAAGAACCAGAAGTTGAGGTTGAAGTAGAAACCGAAGAACAAGCTAAAGAAGAAACATTCAACGCAGAGGTTGAAGGTCTTTTGTCTTTGGTTGCTAAATTAGAAAGCGAACTTGCTGACATCAAGAAGGCAAACACCGAACTTTCTGCTAACGTAGAGAAGTTGAGCGCACAACCCGCTGCGACATCAATCAAAGAAGTTAAACAATCAAAAGTAAGCGCACCTGCAAAGTCTTATAACAAGATGTCAGCTGAGGAACGCTTCTTATTTCACTTAAAAAAATAAAAAAACAAATAAAAAATGGCTACTACCACTTCATTAACTACGACCTACGCAGGTCGCGAAGCAGCTGGATATATCCGCGCTGCATTTTTAAGTAACGAATCACTTGCTGCTGTTACTTTCAAAGAGAATATCGAGTATAAGCAAGTTGTTCGTAAATTAGTTGATTCTATCACTTTTGCTAACGCGACTTGTGACTTCACACCAACTGGAACTGTTACTCTTACTGAGCGTATCTTGACTTTGGAGAAATTTCAAGTTCACCGTCAACTTTGCAAGAAAGATTTCTTGACTGATTGGGAAGCAAGAGAAGAACAAAACGGAAACCTTCACGCTTCATTAAGTGACGCTTTAATTGCTAACGTTTTGGCAGGTGTTGCAGCACGCAACGAAGTATTGATATGGCAGGGTGTTAACGCAACTGCAGGTCAGTATGACGGTTTCGAAACTTTGTTCTTAGCTGACGGTGATGTTCTTGACGTTGCTGCTCCAGAAGCAATTGACGCTACTAACGTAATCGAAGAAATGGGTAAACTTGTTTTGACACTTCCAACACGCGTTCGTCGTGCAACTGAGAAGCCTGTTATCGCTGTTTCTTCTAACGTTGCTGAATCATACAGAAGCGCAATCTTAGGTCTTGGCGGTGGATACTACTTGTATCAAGGTGAGTCGGTTGTAATGAACTGGCAGGGACAGTACGACGTTATTGAATGTCCTGGAATGAGCGACGACACAATGGCGTTTTATCAGAAGTCTAACCTTTGGTTCGGTACTAACTTACTTGACCAATGGAACAATGTTGCAGTTTTGGATATGTACGCACATGACCTTTCTGACAACGTTCGTTTCGCAGCTTCTTTCTTCGCAGGTGTACAATACGGCTTCGGTAACGAAATCGCATTCTACCAATACGTAGCTGCATAATTCAACCATTCTAACCCTTGCATAAACAGAGGTAGCGGCATAAACACCGCTCCTCTTTTGTGCTAATAAAAAACATAATATTATGGCGTGTGAATTAAGCACAGGTTTTACCCTCGATTGCAAAGACGGCATCGGTGGGATTAAGCAAATCGTTTTGTTGGATCAAAATTTAGTTACAGGCATAACTTTAGATGCCGCAGATATAATCACAGCAATTGCTGGTCCAACAGATGCAGATTTGTACACTTACGAATTACCTACTCAAACAGGTTCTTTCGAAGAAACAATCAATTTCAACCGTGATGCAGGAACAATCTTTTACACGCAGACGGTAAACGTTATGTTAAACAAATTAAGTGCTGCAAAGCGTCTTGAATTGGAAAACGTAGCAACTGCTCGTGTGATTGTTTTTGTAAACGACACTAACAATAATTGGTGGGCTGTTGGTTACGAATACGGAGCAGACCTTTCAACAGGAACGGCTGCAACAGGAACAGCTTTGGGTGACATGAACGGTTACACGCTTGCTTTCACTCACGAAGCTGCAAAGAGAGCGTACAAATTGAGCGGAACACCTGCTTCAGTTATAGCGTAATCAAAAAACTTTTACACATAGAGGGGCAAAGCGTCCCTCTGTGATGTAATTTTAGCAAACAAATAAAAGGATAGAATGGTTTATCTGAATACAAATACTGCGAATCAATACGCGTGGCTTTCGTTAGACGAAGGACGCGCTTTCTTCAATGTTGCATTCACATATTACCTTCTTGTTATGACATACGAAATGACAGGCGAACAACTCGCACAGGTCGTAGAAGTCATAGACGAAAACGAACGTGTTACTAAAATACGTTTGACAACAGTTGGACTAACTGACGCTGGCAAATACAAGTACGATGTGTACGGTCAAAACAGCGACGACAATTTAGATCCAACAGACGCTTCCGTTGTTGGACTTGTTGAGCGTGGCTCGATGATACTTCAAGACGGAACAATTTACTTCGACGTTTCTTCGCCAACGATTCCCGTTGACGTAATTTATACAGGTGCATAAAATGGAAAATAATATACAAGCGATAAACCTTTCAGCATACCAACCAGTTGAAGCGGTTGAAAAAGAAAACCGCAGCGGTTGGATTGACTACGGTTTCAACAACTTATTTCCACAGCATTTAATCACGCTTTATTATAATAGTCCTATTCATAACGCATTGACGAACTCAATTGCTTACATGATTGAAGGACAAGGAACAGGAACGATTCTCGACAACGCTTTGCAAGGTATCGCGTTCGACTTAAAACTACAAGGTGCGTTTGTTGCCGAAGTGATATGGTCGATGGACTTTACACGCGTTGTTAAAATCAATCACTTGCCTTTTGAGAACTGTCGCCTTGCATACGACAAAGAAGAAGACGACATAACAGGAATTTGGTATTCAAAAGACTGGGCTAACACACGAAGCAAAAAAGGAAAGCCCGAATTTATCCCTGCGTTCAATCCTTCACAAGCTGAAGAACAACCGCGTCAAGTTATTTACGCTCACGGAATGATGGCAGGTTCTTCGTACTATGCGAAACCCGACTATTTCGGTGCGTTGAACTACGTTGAATTGTCTTATCAAATGGGGTTGTACCACGTCAACAATATCTTAAATGGTTTATTTCCTTCATTCATTATTAACTTCTTAAACGGCATTCCGCAGAAAGAAGAACGCGAGGCAATACGTCGCGAATGGGAAGAAAGATTGAGCGGTGCAAGTAACGCAGGGAAGTTCTTAATGACCTTCAACGAAGATCCTACACGCGCACCACAAATACAAGACTTTCCTTTGTCGGACGCTGACAAGCAATATCAATTTTTATCAGAAGAAACAGCGAAGCAAATCATGGTAGGACACCGCGTTGTGTCTCCATTGATTCACGGAATCAGAGATGCAAACGGCTTCGGTTCTAACAAAGACGAAATGATTGTGGGTATGGAAATTTTTAACACGCAAGTTATTAAGCCATACCAACGCATCATAACAAACACATTCGCGCCTATTCTTGGAAGCGATTTGAAGATTGAAATGAACAGCGTTTTCGACGAAGTAGTTGTTGTTCAACCAACGGTTCAAACTGCTGAGTTAAAAAAAAAAGTAGTTGCTGCTGAGAATAAAATAAGCGCAGAAGATAGCGCGTTGTGGTTGGCTTATCTCAAAGAGAAAGCGGAATACATAGACGAAGAAGAATGGCAGTTGCTATCCGACGAAGAAGTAACTAATCCAGAATGCGAAGAAAACTACCGCACCGAGTTTATGAGTGTTCGCGGTTACGACAACCCCGACGAAGTAAGCAAAGAACTTGACACTGGATTGTATAAAGTTCGCTACTACTATTCAAAGAATTTTACTTACAAAGACGGCGAAATTGTTACACGCGATTTTTGTCAAGAAATGGTTGGGCTGTCAAAGGCAGGCGCGCTGTTTCGTTACGAAGATATTCAAGACATGAGCGACGCGGGAGTAAACGGAGAGTTTGCACCACAAGGGCAAAGTAGCTATAATTTGTTTATTTTTAAAGGCGGTGTCTATTGTCGCCACGCGTGGTTTAGAAAAGTCTTTGTACGAAAAAGAGAGAAAGGACGCTTCCTTCCTAACGACGGATTGAACAACGACAGAGTTGTAACAGGCGGTGTTGCAAACGAACTATTTCCAAAAGGCGAAGAAGCGGTTCGTCCTAACGATATGCCCAACAGAGCATCTTTAAAATATAAATAAAAACTACAATGGCACTACAACCCGAAGTTCTACTCATTGACGAAAACTATATTAAAAAATATACATGGATTAACGGAAGCGTTGACCCGTTGCTTTTATACCCTGCTATCTATTTGTCGCAGGACAAGTACGCACAGTTGTATTTAGGAACTGACCTTTACAACCGCATCAAAGAAGATGTTGTGAACGATGACATTACGGGCGCATACGCAACCCTTCTTGACAATTACTTGCGTCGAATGATAATGTGGTGGACTATGTACGAAGTGCTTCCGCATTTGTACGTTAAAACGGACAACGGAAGTTTAGTAATTCGCACAAGCGAAGACACTACACCAATAAGTCAAACCGACTTACAGAACTACCGCGATCAAGCAAGACAACAAGCTATGTTTTACACGCAACGCATGGTCGATTATTTGTGTCATAACTCAAGTGACTTTCCCGAATACATGACAAACACGACAAATCAAATATGGTCACAAACAAATGTGTATCCTTCGAACGCTTTCGAGATTAGTTCTGGAGGCGATAGACGACCATACGAATACAGAAGAATTGGCTTGGGGTGGTTTAGATAACGAATACAAAAACACATGGCTACAAGGGGACGCAAGAAAGACATGGTAAAACAAAAGGTCTACGAAGAAAAATTTCGTAAATATCTTATTCGAAAAGAGAAACAAATAAAAAGATTGGTGAATGAAAGTTAATGCTGAAGGTTACGCTCTTATAAAGCGTTTTGAAGGTTGTCGATTGAAGGCGTACAAATGTCCTGCTAACGTGTGGACAATTGGCTTTGGAAATACTTTCTACGAGAACGGAGATAAGGTTAAAGAAGGCGACGTAATCACTCAGCAACGTGCTGACGAATTGGCGAAGTTTATAATTGACCAGTTCGCAGTTTCAATCACTCCCTTTATTTTACAACCACTCAACGAAAACCAATTTAGTGCGTGTGTTTCACTTGCGTACAACATCGGAACGGGTGGGTTCAAACGTTCTTCGGTATTCAAGAAATTAAACGTCAACCCAACAGACGCAACGATAGCCGATTCATTCCGTTTATGGAACAAGGGTGGTGGAAAGATTCTTGCAGGATTAGTGAAGCGTCGTGAAGCTGAGATACAACTATACTTCAAGTGAGATGAACACAGAAACCGAGATTCAATTGATACACGAAGAGCTGCAGGAAATGAATAAGAAGATAGACCGCATCTATCACGTTCTTATTGGTGACGACGAAATGAAAATTGAAGGTCTTGTGAGTAAGGTTCAAAAGCACGACAAGTATATTCAGAACCAACGCTTGCAGGTCGCTCGTTTGGGTGGTATTGCAACCGCTGCTGGTGTAGTTGGTGGCTTAATCGTTCAGTTTATCATTAAGTTATTATGAAGGATTGGTTCAAGTCTTTGTTAACATCGTGTTCAAAAGTTTCAAGTAAGCGAGTTATTGCTATATTTGTTGTAATCAACTTAATTGTTTTGAGTTACGTTGCAACGTTTACACATTACGTTTGTCCCCTTGCGATGTTTGACACACTCGCGTTGTTGACAGGTGGTTTGTTCACAGGAACGGTAATTGAAAGATTCACTAAACAAGCAAAGAATGGCACGACCAACGACAGCAGCACGACAGATAGCACAGGAAACGTGCAGTAAGTTTCTCAACACCCCTTCGCTAACTCTTGCGAAGAAATTGTTTGCAGAATATCCAGAAGTTTACAAAGACACCGAAGACGCGAGAAATTACGTTCGTATTATTCGCGGTCAGAAGGGAAAAATGGATAGAAAAAATGCTGCTGACAAATCTCTTTACGACGCAAAACCTCGACCACTCAACCCGTTTGCACTTCCAAAGTCTTACGCCAAAAAGCGTAGACACGTTGAAGTGAAGGGAACGAAGTTTTTAATTCTTTGCGACGTTCACATTCCCTATCAAGACAACGAAGCGTTAACGGTTGCAATAAATGAAGGAGTTCGTCAAGGGTGTGACGCTGTCATTCTAAATGGTGACGCGTTAGACTGTCACATGATTAGCGACTTTGTTAAGGATCCACGCAAAAGAAAATTCAAAGACGAGTTGTACGCGATGCGTCAATTCGTTGACACATTACGAGTTCAATTTCCCTCAGCTCACATTTACTACAAAGAAGGCAACCACGAAGAACGATACTGGCGTTACATGAGAGTTAAAGCACCCGAATTGTTCGACATTGACGCGTTCGACTTTGCTTCGCTTTGTCATTTAGACAAACACAATATAACGTGGATTGACGGCAAGAGCAAGTTAAACATCGGTAAGTTGTCTATCTTTCACGGGCATGAATTTGGAAAGCAATTCCTTCCGTCTGTCAACGTGGCGCGTGGGTTGTTTATGAAAACGAAGGTGTCCGCGCTTTGCGGACATCATCACCAGACAGCAGAACACAACGAGAGGGACGCTAACGGAAAGTTTATTACTTGTTGGGGTGTTGGTTGCTTGAGCGAATTATCTCCTGACTACAACCCTTATTCGAAGTACAATCACGGCTTCGCTATTGTTGAAAAAGGAACAAATGGAAGTTACAGCGTCAAGAATTTAAGAATACACGAAGGACAAATACTATGAACAGAAATATACTCGCAGCAATACTGTTGTTCGTTGGAACGTCAATCCTTTGGTTGGTGTTATGTTGGAATTGGTGGGGACGACCTGTTGCAAATAATACAACAACTGAAATTCAAAAGCAAGATAGCATCATAAACTACAACGCTGGCGAATACGACCGCTTGCTTCAAGAACAAATAGAACTTTATAAACAACTTCGAACGTATGAAGATGCTCAACTTACAGCCAAAACCACCTATCAAAGAACTCGTTCTACTATTCTTATTCGAGATACTATTACTATTGTGGATGTCATCCATTTAGTGAACAGTTGCGATAGCGTTATTGCTTCCGATTCGCTTGTAATTAACAATCTCAAAGGACAATTGAACATTGAAGGTGAAAAGATAAACAACTTACAAGAAGTCGTTGGGGCTTATGAACAAAAGACGGTGTTGTTGAGCGAAGAAATTAACACTTTGGATGCTGATAAAAAGAAATTGGAGAAACAAAAAAAGCGCAGAAACCACGCTTTAGTTTTTAGTTCGTCCGTCGCTATTTTATCGACGTTTGTTCTTTCAATTTTACTTTAGATTCTTCAACGAAGAACTTCATTGAGAACTGGATAGCTTCGCTTAAAAAAATGTTGCGACTATTCTCACCTCGTTTCTCGTCTATCTCGTTCCACAGGTCTTTGTGAAGGTACACGCAGATACCTTTTTTAGTTTTGCTCTGTGCCATTTGTTCCATTTTTAGACATCATGTTTCCAATCATTAACGCTAAGTATATTTTCTCCTTTGCGTTCATGTCTTTGCGCTGTGAAAGTTCAAGCAAGATGTCGCCTAATATCTTCCCTTGTTGGAAGTACGTCGCCATTGAATTAACAATTTCGCGTTCGCGTTCGTAAGTCATTTTCAAAGACTCGTATAATGGTGTTTGTTTCATATTGTAAATGTATGCTAAATTATTTTATCCTACAACATACTGTCCATAAGAAGGGTTTAATTCAAAGTACATACGCATCATGATAGCGTCGGCAACGTCAGGTGAAATTCCTTCGCGGTTCTTGATTACGTCTTTCGGTGTTACCATTAACTTTCCTTCCACGTCTGCGCGGTGTCGCTTAATCATTTCCAGCTCTTTCACGATTTGTTCCTTGCGTCCGTTGACTAAAATAGTGAGCTTATTTTCCTCTACATATTGAGCCAATTTGTAGTAACATTCGCTTTTTAGATTTTGGTATTGCGCTTGTTTTGGTTTTGATCCATTGACGAACCCTCGACACTTAAGAAAATCAACCACTCCAGCACCGATTCCGTCCTCATCTGCAACAACATCCTGTAACAAAATGTTGTGTTCTTTTGTTACGAGACGTATCTTGTTTACTACTTCATCTAACGACGCTCTATTAAGTTCAATTATATCAATGATCGTTAGACCGTGCCAAACGCAAATTATTGTCCTGTCCTTTCCAAAACGCGCTATGTCGGCGGTGATATATTTCTTTCCTTCGATTAGTTCATTGCGAAACATACGCAACAAATTATCGGTTGAGAACAACTTGTCGCTGTCGTCGTCGAACTCCCAGTTCCCTTCTAAAAGTCTTTTGCGGTCGTACTCTGGAAGTCTACGCAACGATTCGATGTAAGCAACAGGAAGGAAGGGGTTGTCTTGCGGTAACGCTTGGACAAAAGCGCGATGTGAAGGTAGTTCGTTCCTGTTGTTCTTGATGTAGAACTCATTATAAAGCCAACCCTTCGCAGGGTTACACGATAAGAAACCTTTCGGTATCAAGTTAAATTCGTTCAACTTAAAACGGCAACGAGAGTGAACAATGCTGACCGCCTTTTCCGTTACTTCGGAACATTCGTCTATAAAATAATCAGTAATTTCGAGCGACCCGAGGCTGTTAAAATTTACATCTGAGGGATAAGCGAACAAATCTTTTAGCACTATTTCGCTTCCGTTGAAGAACTTAATCACGTTCGATTGTCCGTTGAAGGTATAATGTTTATTCGCTATCAACCCGAATTCCTCAGCCGTTTCAAAGAACGTGTTTAAGGTCGTCTTTTTCAACGTGTCTAATTTGCTACGTCCAATAAGAGAACGTGTCCCTGCGTACTTCAAACGACGTTGTATCTGCCACATACAACCGAACTTCGTTTTCCCACCCCCTGCCGCGCCACCGTATAACAACTGTTCAACGATGCTATCAGTATTTAGAAAGTTCAACGCTTCAACTTGACGCGGCAGGTATGTCGGTTTATAGGGTTGGTTTACCACCATTTAGAAATAAAGTGGTAAAGAATATAAAAAATACCACCAATAATTGTAACGTTCAAACCGATTGATAATACAACACCAATTGCTGCTAAAATTTTGTCTTTTGTGTCCATTGTTTTATTGTTTGCTTA